ACTCCAGTGGCCGTTTGGATCGTTGGCAGTCACTTCTTGGTCACTGAGACCGATTACAGCCGGACAACTACCGGCCACATCAATCGGTTCGTTCGCGATCGTACATACAAAGAGAATGCCGGTCTGGCGTTAGCTAAGAACGATCAGGTTGAGTTCGTTCCACAAGAGCGCATCAATGACGCGCTGAAGGAAACTGTATGAGACAGAAGTTCATCATTCAGGAAATCGAATACAAGGGTCAGGCTTACACTGTCACGCGCAAAGTCGTAGGCAGTAATGAGCTTGAGCCTAGTGAAGAAATCGTTACAGAGGTTGTCGGTCACGACAGCGTAGGTTTCGATGATGAAGAAGTCGTCTCTAAAGGCGATGTAATATCTGAAACTTTTGAATATCACTGAGGAACCAGCAATGGCAGTTAAGAAACTTGAGGAAGTCGTTAAGACTAAAGAAGAACTGAAGCAGTTATGTACCGATCACCTGATCGATATGGTCGTTCGCAAAGAGCTACGCGAAGAATTGAAATTGCGCTTTAAGCGGATGCAGGCGAATAACTGCAATCAAATGGTGCGCTTAGATAAGGCTTGCGAGTTAATCGGCTACTCAGAACTCAATCAGGCGATGGATGAGGATTACCGATGAGCAGTCAGTATCTCGAAATCCTAAGCCATCTCAAGAAATACGGCCAGATCGATTTCTTTACTTCACTGAACAAGTTTCAGTGCGTAAGGCTTGCGGCTCGTATCCTCGAAATGCGTCAGTCAGGACATAGGATCGAAACAGTCATGCAGAAGAATGCTGACGGGAAACGATTCGCCCGATACATTTATCGCGGTGAGTCATTGCAGGGAGGAAAAAGTTAAGGCATAGTTAAAAGCAGTGCCGGACGGGGTGTGAGAAGCCCCTAGCGAACCGGACTGAAGTAAACGGAAAAGTACCCGTGACCGCACTCCGGCACTGGTCGACAGTTTAACAACACAAAGTGTTGCATTTCAAACGATTTCCCTTCATTTCAGTCCATTCGCGTCCGTTGAAACTGTCGCATGGCGCAGTAGCACCCGAAAGCCAGATTGCAGTCCAACCTATGAGGACGGGACAAACAGCGTTAGAGGTGATCCGCCGATTGTCGGAATAAAAACTGGTTTTATTCGGATGAAATTTTAGGCAGGGACGGTTGAGCTACCGGATGGAGACACCCACCATCGAAAGCACTGCTGATTACTGTGACTGCATGGACTAGCATTGAACGACGAGAGATGGACAGGGATCACCCTACGTCCTCTAAATGACAACTATTGCCAAAAAAAGGGAAGGCCATGGAGCTTAGACCACATCAGATCAAAGCGATAGAAATGCTCAGAGCATCGATCGCATCAGGCAAACGCAGGCCGATACTCGCGGCTCCTTGCAGTTTCGGTAAGACAATAACAGCGGCGGCGATTCTTAAATCAGCAGTCGAGAAAGGCAAACGAGCCATCTTCATCTGTGATCGGATTAAACTGGTTCAGCAGAGCCTTGAGGCTTTCGACAGCCATAATCTCGATTTCGGCGTGATCCAAGGCAACCATGAACTGACCGATATTTCCAAGCCTATCCAGATCGCCAGTATCCAGACGATCGCTCGGCGCAAGGCTTATCCTGAGTTCAACATTGCAATCGTTGATGAGTGCCACACGCACTACGAGACTCTAACGAACATGATGGAGGCTTATTCGGCAGTCCCATTCATCGGCCTCAGCGCAACACCATTCAGCAAAGGCCTCGGCCAGCACTATGACGATATTGTGGTTCCGATCACGCCAGAGGAATTATTAGAGCAAGGCTATCTCACGCCAGTAGAGTATTTCGGAGGCCGTCAGGTAGACACGACAGGGATCAAACGCCGGCAGTTATCCACAGGAGGCTCAGACTACGATCCTGAAGCCCTATCGGAGCGCATAGAGAAAGATGCGGCTCTGGCCGGCGACATCGTCAAGAACTGGCTAAAGTATGCGCAGGGACGCCAGACAATCGCGTTCAGCCCATCAATCAAACACAGCAAGTATTTGGTCGAGATGTTTCGAGAGGCTGGGATTACAGCAGAGCACATCGACGGCTATATGGATGACGATATGCGTCAGGAGCTTTACGAGGCTCACGATGACGGCGAGTTCATGGTTCTATCCTGTTCACGACTGCTGAACACTGGCTACGATGCGCCGACAGTCTCGTGTCTGATCGATGCTTTCCCAACAGCAAGTCTAATCAGTTTCGTTCAGCGAGCCGGCAGAATTATGCGTACAGCAAACGGCAAAGAAAACGCAATTTATCTCGATCACGCCGGTAATGTCCGTAGGCATGGATTCGCTGAGTCTGTGGTTCCAGAGCTACTCGATGACGGCTTACATCGGTTTAGTGAGCGCAAACTGGTCAAAGAGAAGAAAGAACCCAAGGTTCAGCAGTGTCCAGAGTGCTATCACGAGATGGTAGGCGTCCGATGCAAATGCGGTTACGAGCTCCCGATCCATAAGCAGATCAACACTGACGATCAGATATTAGAGCGTCTTACAGCGGCTAAGAAAGCCAATCTGACGTATTCACCAGAACGTAAGTCGCAATGGCTCGGAGAACTGACGCTCTATGCTCAGGAGCGCGGGAAATCAACAGGCTGGATCATGCATCGCTACCACAGCAAGTTTGGCGTATGGCCGAACCGAATCGAGGCCGCCAGAGCTAGCGGGGTTTCTGAGGAGGTGCATAACTGGATCAAGAGGGAAAATATACGTCACGCACATATGAGGATGAAAAATGCCGGTTAACAACATTCTAAATCGTCTCGATAAAGTGGTTACAGCAGGCGAATCTAAATGGCGATGCGCTTGTCCTGTGCATAACGGCAAGGACAGGAACATGATGATCAGCGAGCGTCCTGACGGCTCGGTAGGCGTTCACTGTTTTGTTTGTGGTGCTACCGGCACAGAGCTTATGGAAACGCTCGGCCTTCCGATGAAGGAATTATTCTCGCCAGACTCAACCTACATCAGACCGACAGTCACTAAGAAGATGGAGCAAGAGCTCTTAGAGGATGAACTGGTTCTGATGATGGCTCAGAGAGCAGATGAGGATGGCACTAAACTATCTCTGGAGGATCGCAGGCGAGTTCGGCTCGCTCGGCATCGTGCATCATCAATTCAGGCGATGAAGCAAGAAACATAAAAAAAACAACAAAAAGGTTTGTTTTCTTGTTTTATTGAGGCATACTAACCATGTCGAATAACTGCTAGGGAGCAAAAAGACATGAACAATCAAGAATTTAAAGTTGGTGATCTGGTTAACGAATATTGCACTTACCATAAAAAATGGGGAACGGCTGTTTACGAGATCATCAAAATCACCAAGGCTGGCCGTTACGCATTAGCGTATCGCAAAGCAGATGGAATTCTGCGCAAACAAAATCGCGCAGTTCAAGGCAAAATTTTACGGAGAGCGGCGTAAGCCGTCTCTCAGGAGGTTTAGTCATGAGTCAAATAGTTCAATTCCTTCAGAAAGAGCTTCAGACAGCTAGTCAGCGTAGAACATACGTTTACATCAGCACTGGCGAAGAAACAGGTTTTTACACTCTGCGCAAAGTCACTTTCGTACCTGTCTACGATGGCCTCGGCGTTCACAATGGCGAGTTCACAGAGCATGACCACTACGTTCAGAATCTTTCGACTGATTCTAAGCTGGCAGAGCAGAAGTGTGCTGAGTTCGCTAAGAAGCATGGCTACGAGAATCGCGGTATCGCTGATTTCGCTCTTGAGGAATGGTATCACTCGCTGATGTACAACAACGACATGATCGATTCGATCCGCAAAGATCGCGTCATGATCTTTGGCGAGAAGCATTTCCACAAGTCATTCAAGGATGTGATCGATTCTGATTACCGCTACATCCATTGGATGCTCAACACAGCAGATTACATCTTAAAAGACGTTGAGGCCGCCAAGAAGTCTGGACGCTTAAATCGTATGGAGCTTACTGCAATCGTCATTCAGGAGATGATTAACGATGGTGAGCTTTATCTTCCAGAGGAGCCAGTGATTGTTCCTGTTGTCGAGAAGCCATCTAACTGGATTGGCGAGATCAACGAAAAGATCGAGTTTCAAGGTACTTGCGTATTCTGTAAGGCTTTCGAGACTCGTTTCGGTTCAAACGTGATCTACATCGTCAAGGCTGATAACGGCGATGTTGTGAAGTTCTTTTCTACCTCAGTCACTCTCGATGACGTTGATCGTGGCGATTGGGTTCATATCAAGGGTACGGTCAAATCGCATGACGTTGACGAGTACCGCAACAACAGTCATGTCACTCAGCTGACGCGCGTCAAGTGTGTCGATCATGTGGAGAAAGAGGAGGCGTAAGCCTCCTAGGAGATAATAATGGAACTGTTAGATATTCTCGTTTACATCGCGGCTTTCAGCTTTCTATGGCTGTTCTGCTGTTTCTTGGGTGCGGTGATCGATTGGTCACTACGCAGTCTATTTGGTTTCGGAATATTCCCTAAGGGATACTGGAGTTGGAAATGACACAGGAATATACTCACTGCCCGCGCTGTGGCGATAGCTTGCCTGATCGTAACTTCTGCCGTCATTGCGGCGATATCGGCGATCTGGATGAATATAAGGATGACCAGAGGAAGCCGGAGCCGCCTACTCAGCCGATGACTCAGGCTCAGTTCGGCAAGGCCGCTGTGGATTTCGCGTTTAGGAAGATATTCGGATGATGCCTAATATTGTTTATCTCAGACAGAATCATCCAACGGCCACATTGAATGAGCACGATGTCTATCTGATCAAAGGGTTGATCCATCACGGCTTGCCGATCGGCGAGATTGCAGAAAAGTTTGAAGTAACGAAGAGCTGTATCTCTAGGATCAGTACCGGAAAGATCTGGAAACACGTCCCCGAATATGTAGAGGAAGCATGAGCCAATATATTGAAAATGCCGTAGAAGCATTAACCAAAGCCAGAAAGTTCCTACAAGGAAACACTAGACCACACGTATTGATCGGCAGAACTCCAAAAGGGTATCTGCTGATCGATCCAAGGCACAAAGGACAGCATTACTGCCAAATCGTTGGCAAGCTCTACCGCCAAATAAGATAATCGGTTATTCTGTTAATCATTGGTCGCTTCTGGGTTGCGGCCTTTGATACCGTCTGGGACGGGAAACGGTGGAGCCGATATGACCAGCATTACGAATCTTGAGGTCGTCTATCTAAAGACGTCTGACATAATCCCCTACGTTAACAATCCTCGCGAACACCCTGAAGAACAGATCACACATATCGCGTCCAGCATCAAGGAATTCGGATTTACCAATCCTATCCTAGTGGACGAGACAAGTAGCGTTATCGCAGGGCATGGCCGTCTCATGGCCGCTAAGAAGCTCGGGCTAGAGGAAATCCCTACAATCACGTTGACAGGACTCACAGAGGCGCAGAGAAAGGCTTATGTGATCGCAGACAACCAGATGGGATTAACTTCTGAATGGGATGACGATTTATTGAAGCTCACGTTGCAAGAGCTATCTGACATGGAATTCAATCTTCAGCTTCTCGGCTGGGGAGATAACGTACCTGAGTTCGTTGAGGCTCCTGATTACGGGATTCTCGATGACGAGGATTTAGACGATCAGCTAGATGAAATGGCTGGCGGAGTGAAAAAGGCTATCCAGATCGAATTTGAGCCAGAGCACTACGAAGAAGCACAGGAGCTCGTCAAGTTCTGGCGAGAGCAAGGCGGCTACATCGGGATGTTCTTGATTGATAAGCTCAGAGACGAGAAGGATAAGCTATGAAAACAGAGCGCGGCGCACTCAGGGGCATAGAATTTATCCACAGGGTTGGATTCTCTGACCTCAAGACGTTTGAAGAAGTCATCGGACGTGACACGTATCAGAAACGAGGCCTAAAGATCGAGGCTGGCGAATCATGGTTAGATTGCGGTGGCAACGTAGGCGCATTTGCACTACTGGCCTGTTCGCTCGGTGCTAAGGTCAAGGTATTTGAGCCTGATCCGTATAACTGCGAGATGATCGAAAAGAATCTCGATTTGAACGGCTTCAAGGCTGAGATCAAGCAGGCCGCATTAGTACACACCAATCATAAGCGGAGTGTGACTCTGTTTATCGGCAACAACAATAACGTCTGGCGCAATTCTATCGTCAAGAAATGGAATAAGCTCGGCATCAAAGTTCCGGCAGTCAATTTCGATCAGGAAGCGTTTGGATGGGATTGCTGTAAAATGGATATCGAAGGCGCAGAGATGCCAATCCTTGAGAACACCAAGGCTCGATTCAAGAAACTGGTATACGAATGGTCGTTCGATATCGATCCAAGCCTGACGAGACTCTGGGATGTCCTAGATGAGCAGAAGAAGAGTTATCGGGTTGAAGCGCCATGGCACTCAATCTGTTATGACGACAAACGCGAGACGCAATGGCAGAAATCATGGTTTCCTGCTTGCGCCAACATATTCTGTTTCGAGAAATGAAGACAGTAGAGCTAAAGCGCATAGCGCATAACGTCAAGATCGGTGACAAACCGAAAGAGCTAGAGCCGACACTTTTCGAGGATTCACTGTTCGTAGAGAACGGCGAACCAGTAGGCTTTTACATCGCAAAAATCCCTGAGAAACTTCAGAAGCTCGTAGACATCGCAGACTATGAGCTAAACAGCAAACGCGTACCGAAGTCAGAGATGAAGCGATCCAGCGGCCTGAGAGACGATGCCATGGATGTACGACAGTACTCTTGTATCATCGGTTCTATTCCACCAAAGCCTCATATGCGGCGAGCCTATGCAACCAAGTCATCAGTGCATGCTGTTGATTCTGCTAGGGTTTTTGTTAAAGCTATGACTCTGGCCGGCATGGAAGGCCTAAAGATAATCGATGCTGTCAGTCCAGAACTCTATAAGGTTCACAAGGAATCAGTAGAGGGTAAGGTTCCAGAGAAGTGGCGATTCGCTGATCTGTTCACAAGCTCGATCAGCAACTACAACATTAGTGCAGGAATCCATCAGGACAATTTGAACGTGAAAGGCGCGTTGAACGTCATTATCACGAAGCGCAAGAACTCTACTGGCGGAAACCTGTATATCCCTGATTACGAAACAACGCTCAATAGCGCAGATAACTCGATGCTAGTCTATCCAGCATGGCGGAATATGCATGGCGTTACACCAATCATTCCAACTCACAAAGGCGGCTACCGTAATAGCTTAGTCTGGTACGCATTAGACTCGTTCAGTAAGGCAGGATGATATGGCAAAGAATGGCAGACAAGGTGAAGGCGGAGGCCGTCCAGTAGTCGTATTCGATGAACGCGATATCGCTCAGTGTGAAGCTCTAGCGGCTGTACTGAACAAAGAGCAGATCGCAGACTATTTCGGCATCGATCAGAACACTTTACGAGCCGTAGAGAAGCGACAGCCGGAAGTATTTCATGCACTAAAAAAAGGAAAGGCCAAAGCAGTAGCGGGCGCAGGCATGAATCTTATCCAGCAGAGCAAGCGTGGAATCACCACAGCAACGATCTTTTACCTGAAAACACAAGGTGGACCGCAGTGGAGAGAGAACCAGCAGGGCGGCTCTAGCGGTAACGTGGTACTGCAAGTAGTGAATCCGAATGAAGTGGATTGAAGTAGACGAGCCGGAGATATGGGAGCCATCGGAGGTCGATGAGATCAAACGCATCAATCCGACTATTCCGCAGTGGCAGTATATTTACAGCAAAGCACAGTTTCCGGCTTTCGTAGCAGGGTTCGGAGCCGGCAAGACCGAGGCCGCTATCCTGCGCTGTATCTTTGGGCTTTTAGAGAACCCGAAATGCAACAGAGGATTCTACGAGCCTACCTACGATTTGATCCGCATGATCGCATGGCCTCGATTTGAGGCAACGCTGACAGAGCTTGGATTACCTTACAAGCTAACGAAGAGCCCACAGAACCAGATCGAGATTGAAGGGTTTGGTACGATCTTCTTTCGCTCGATGGATAACGCAACCAGAATCATCGGTTATGAGCACGCAGACGCTGACATTGATGAGCTAGACACTCTGAAGCGAGACGATGCGGCATACGTCTGGCGTCAGATACTTTCCCGTAATCGTCAGCACAAACCTAATGGACAGCACAACACGATCGGAGTGACTACAACGCCTGAAGGCTTTCGATTCGTTTACGAGACGTGGAAGCGTGACCCTAAGAACGGCTACGAGATCATTCAAGCTCCAACCTACTCCAATCCGCATTTGCCAGAGGGATACGTTAAGTCGCTACAAGACGTCTATCCTGCTAACCTGTTAGATGCGTATCTGGAAGGCAGATTCGTTAACCTAATCTCAGGAACGGTCTACTCTAGCTATGACAGGACAGCGCACAATTCGCAGGAGGCGATTAAGGAAGGGGAGCCGCTTTTCATCGGCTGTGACTTTAACGTCACCCAACAAGCCGCAACAGTCTACGTCCAGCGAGAAGGCGGAGCCGTCTGGCACGCAGTCGACGAGTTAGTCAATATGTACGACACGCCGGATATGATCGGAATCATCAAAAGCCGGTACGAAAACCACAAAATCTATGTTTATCCTGACGCTTCAGGCGGCGCGAGAAAGACTGTCAATGCGAGCCTTTCGGATATTGCGCTCTTACAGCAAGCAGGATTTACCGTCAGAGCCAAGAAAACTAATCCGATGATTCGCGATCGGGTCATGTCGACTAATGCCGCTTTCGAGGCCGGCAGGATCAGAGTCAACGCAGTTAAGTGTCCGACAGTAGCGTCCTGCTTAGAACAACAGGTCTATCGTAATGGCGAGCCAGATAAGACTAGCGGTAACGATCACCAGAACGATGCCACTACCTATCCGATCGCCTACGAGATGCCGATCATTAAGCCGGTAGCCGATGTTGATTTCAATTTTGCGCTGTAACCTGTTAAAGCCTACAATACAAGCTATCACCTCTAGTTGAGACCGAGACGATGCCGATAGACACTCAACATCCCGAATATCAGAAGTACGTTCCTGTCTGGACACGCACACGCGATGCTGTCAAAGGCAGTCGAGCGGTCAAGGAAAAGAAACACGAATACTTACCTGTTCCTGACAACTCATCAGGCGATGAGCGCAAAGGCACAGAGACAATTAGATACCGTCAGTACATTAAGCGAGCTGTATTCACTAACTTTACTGGCCGGACTAAGAACGCTCTAGTAGGTGCGGCATTCCGCAAGAATCCTAACTACGAGCTTCCGGAAGCAGTCGAATATTTAATCGAAGATGCAACTGGTGACGGCCTTTCATTGATTCAGGTAGCGAAAGACGAGCTGTCGAACCTGTTAGAAACTGGTCGCTCTGTATTGCTGGTCGACTATCCGCCAGCACCAGAAGGCCTGACGGTAGAGCAAGTTCAGATGCTAGACCTAAGAGCCGCTATCATCCCTTACACGGCTGAAGCAGTTATCAACTGGAAAACTGACACGATCGCCGGCAGAAAGATGCTGACTCTGTGCGTCCTAGCGGAAACCTACCTCGATCCAGAGGATGAGTTCGGTCACGAGAGCAAGACTCAGTACAGAGTTCTGCGCCTCAGAGACGATGGCTACACCCAACAGCTCTATCGGGATGACGTTGCAGTAAGCGATGAAATCTATCCTCGTAAGGCGGATGGATCGGTCTGGGATGAGATTCCATTGGCGTTTGTTGGATCAAAGAACAACGATTCCACAATCGATGAAGCTCCTCTATCTGATATTGCTGATGTAAATATGGCGCATTACCGCAACTCGGCAGACTACGAGGAATCCTGTTTCTTGACTGGTCAGCCATCTCTATTTATTACACATAGCTTATCGCCAGAGCAGTTCCAGCAATACAATCCGCAGGGCATCAAGCTCGGCTCACGCGCAGGACACGTTCTAGGCGAAACTGGCGGAGCTAATTTACTGCAAGCTGACCCGAATAATATGGTCGCAGACGCGATGAAGTCGAAAGAGACTGCCATGATTATGATCGGCGCAAGGATTATCACTGACAGAACAGGAAACGAGACAGCAGAAGGAGCGCGTATTCGCTTTGCATCTGAGAACTCTGTACTCGGAGATCTGGTTGGAAACCTGAGTCAAGCGTTATCAAAGTGTATTGGCTGGGTTTGTGAGTTCATGGGCGCACCATCTGAAGATGTAGAGTTTAAGATCAACGATGAGTTCTACGATAAGTCAGTCGATCCTCAGTTAATCATGTCCATGGTGACACTGCTTGATCGCTCTATCATCGCAGAGAAAGACATCTTTGACCGGCTGAAGTCTGCCGGAGTGATCGATCCAGAGCGCACACTGGAAGAAATCCAAGATGAGCGAGGCGTAGTGAATCCGCTGTTAGGAGCAGTCGATGCCTAAGAAAGACCCTAGACTTGAGCGTGTAGGAGTTACTGGCTACAACAAGCCAAAGCGCACTCCTAAGCATCCGACTAAATCTCATGTGGTCGTTGCCAAAGAAGGCGACAAGATCAAGACCATTCGATTCGGCGAGCAGGGCGCAAAGACGGCAGGGAAACCCAAGGCAGGCGAATCAGAAGCAATGAAGAAGAAACGTGCTTCATTCAAGGCTCGCCATGCCAAGAACATCGCTAAAGGCAAGATGTCTGCGGCTTATTGGGCTAACAAGGAGAAATGGTAATGGCTAAACTAACTCCACAGCAGAAAGCTAGAGCTAAGGCGATGTCGAGAAAGAAAGGCGTTAAGTATCCTAATGCTTGGTCTAATTTGGCTGTCGCTCGCGGCAGAAAGCCAAAGAAAAAGAAATGAATGGCGAAAGAAGACCTACTCGATAAGCTAACGCGCCACCAAATATTTGTTCAGCGTATCGGAGCGCGGGAAGCTAACAAAGCCAAAGGCCGTCTCAACAGCCTGATGGCTCGAGTTCGCGATGCACTGGATACTGACCTCACGATTATCCAGCGAGCTCGCTACCAATCGATTCTCTATGATCTTCAGAACTACGCCAGAGAAACCTACACAGCAGTCGGAGCGGATTATGACGAGTTCGCAGGAGACTTCCTGAACTACGAGTCTGAGTTCAGTGCTAACGCTTTCGAGCAGACGACTGGCATATCATTCGATCTACCGAATCCTGTCCAACTGCAATCAGCCTATCGCACCAACATCATGGATCTAGTTCCTACTCAGGCAGGACGATCTATCGGCGAAACAATCGCTCGATTCGGCATTCAAGCTCAGAATCAGTTCAGTCAGGTTATAAGGGATGGATTCGCACTGGGCATGACTAGCGGTCAGATGATCCGAAACGTCAGCGAGCATATCAGCCTGAAGCGTAATCAGGTTGAGACGCTGATCAGGACTAGCACCAATCATCTGGCAACTCAGGCCAGAAACGAGACGATGAAGCAGAATGATGATGTTCTGGATGGCTACGAATGGGTTGCTACTCTTGACAGCCGGACATCTCTGATCTGCGCCAGTCGTGACGGTATCATCTATCCGGTATCAGACGATCCAGTGAAATCACCTAAGCCGCCGGCTCACTACGGCTGTCGATCTACGATCGTTCCTGCTGTAAAGCCTGAGTTTGATCTACTGGCGGATGAGGATGAGAGAAGGCCGTTTGTTGGACCTAATGGCAAGAAAGGCGTTATCGACGGCAAGACAACCTACGAGCAATGGCTACGCAAACAGCCTAAGGAATTCCAGATTCAAGTTCTGGGGCGAGCTCGGCAGGAGTTATTCGCCAAGAACAAACTACCGCTATCTCGATTCATTGATCCTGAAGGCCGGACTCTAACGCTTCAGGAGCTGAGGGAGCTAGACGTCCAGTTCAACGGCATGAAGCCTCAAGAGGTCGCACAGCAAACGATCGCGGCTCCTCCGGCTCCTGTGTTAAGCCTGAAAGGAGTCGAAGGCAATAAGATTGATCAAGCAGAACGAATACTGAACGAAGGCCTCGATCCTCTGACGCTTAAAGTCGCGCAGAGATTACAAAAGCCTAAATTTATCGATTCTAAGCCAGAACGACAAGGAGCCTATTACAGCAGTAGCGACAAATATCTCAGGACAAATATTAAGGCTGATGGCAAAGACGTTCATGCGGTTACTGCACACGAATACGGACACCATATCGATTATGAACTAGGTCAGTTATTTAATATGCCGAAAGGCAAATCATGGGCGGAATCCGATCCTCGTTTTATAGAAGCATTTAAGCTCGACAGGAAAGCACTCGGATTAGTGCCAACGAAAACTAGAAAAGCAGTCGCTTATGGCAAGATGCGCGAACTATTCAAGATTAAGCAAGAAGATGGTCGAGGTGCATGGGATTTCGATGAGCTTCCAACCAAAGGAAATCTTTGCGACATTCTAGATGGGTTCGCTGGCGGTATCTGTCGCGGTGATCTTGGCGGGTTCGGCCATGCTAAGAGTTATTGGAAAATCAAAGGCATGAAGGAAAAAGAAGCATTTGCCAATATGTATTCAATTTACGGAACAGCAGACTGGAAGAATGTGGAGAAGATCGCACCTAACATGGCTAAGAGATTCGTCCAGATTCTGGAAGAGGTAGCGAAATGACGCTAGATGAATTTATAGATGGCTTGAAAGAAACAGAAATCGAGTTAAAGGCTAAATATACGAAGAAATTCGGGATTGAGCCGCCTGATTTAGATGAATTGGCTTTCTTAGGATCAAAAATAGATATCTTGAAGCAGGCAATAGATGAAAATACTGTGATTCAGGATATAATCATCCCTGATGGTGCTGATATCTAGCACTTTATGTAGCAGGGCTACAACCATTGCAAACTAGAGGTGACGCATGGAATTTTTGAATGAAGTAGAACTTGATGAGACTGTTAAGGCACAGTTAGCAGAAAAGTTTAACCAGACACTTCAGCAGACTTTAGACGAGAAGCTCGCCGAAGAAGTCTCTGGACTCAAGGCTAAGAATGATGAGCTTCTAGCTGAAAAGAAGGCCGCACAGCGCGCCAAGGAGGAACTCGATGCCAAGGCAAGAGCTGAAAAAGAAGAAATTGCTAAAAAGCAAAATGACTTCCAACAACTCTACGAGTCGCAAAAAAATGAAGCAGACTCCTTACGGAAGAAAATCGAAGAAATGAATCACGCCGTGCAACGGCAGACAATCAGTGGAGAAGCGGCTAAAATAGCTTCAGCATTGACAAAAGACGTTGCAAAGGCAAAACTTCTCGAAAAGGAGATCAGCCAGAGGCTATCCCTAGTCGAAAATGAAATCCGAGTAGTCGACGATTCAGGACAACTGACCGTTAGCACTCTGGATGACCTGACAGCACAGATCAGAGCGAATTATCCGTTCTTGATCGATGGCATTCAGGCTCAAGGCGGCGGAGCCGCACGTTCACAAGGCAGGGCTGATGTGGGCGGCAAAGAAATCAGCCGTAGTCAATTTGACGAGATGAATCAAGCTCAAAGAGCGCGTTTCTTTCGTGATGGCGGCAAAGTAATCAATGATTAAGTCACGTTAAGGAGCCCATCATGGCGAACGTATTAACTGATCTTGCGGCAGATATCTACAAAGCCGCCGATGTTGTAGGACGGGAGCTTGTAGGCTTCATTCCTGCGTCTACTATCAACGCTGACGGTTCAGAGCGAGCGGCAAAGGGTGACGTAGTTCGCGCCTCTTTCACACGCGAAGCATCAGCCGTTGACGTATCTGAGTCTATGACTATTCCGGAAGGAACGGATCAGACTGTCGACAACAAGACGCTGACGATCAGCAATGCTCGCGCAGTTCAAATCCCTTACACTGGTGAAGATGTACTGCATCTGAACAACGGTATCGGATTCGAGACTGTATACGGCGATCAGATCGCTCAAGCAATGCGTACTCTTACCAACGAAATGGAGCAGGACTTGTGGGAAGAAGCCTACACGAACTCCTCACGTGCGTTCGGTACAGCAGGTACAACTCCATTTGGCTCTAACTTCTCTGAGATCGCTGAGATCCGCCAGATTCTGGTTGATAACGGTATGCCACAGAACGATGGTCAAGTGTCATTGGTCTTGAACACGCTCGCAGGAACAAACTTGCGTCAGCTCGCTCAGTTACAGCAGGCTAACACCGCCGGCGGTACTGATCTTCTGCGTCAGGGCATCTTGCTTGACCTTCAAGGTCTTGGTATCCGCGAGTCAGCTCAAGTCGGCCTACACACCAAGGGTACTGGCTCTGGCTACTTGTTGAACGATGCTTCTTCAGCTATTGGAGACACAGTAATCACAACTGATACTGGATCAGGAACAATCCTTGCTGGTGACATCGTCACGTTCGCAGGTACTTCTGACAAGTATGTCGTCAACACAGCTCTTGCTGGCGGTTCATTCACTATCGGTGGAACTGGTCTGGTAGCGGCTGAAGCTGATAACGATGCAATCACTGTCGGCAACAACTACACAGCGAACATCGCATTCCATCGTCGTGCTTTGGAATTAGCGGTTCGTGCGCCAGCAGTGCCAGAAGGCGGAGACATGGCAGACGATGCTATGACAGTCCAAGATCCAGTTTCAGGATTGGTATTCGAAGTTCGTGTTTACAAGGGCTATCGTAAGACCATGATCGAGGTTGCGGCTTCTTGGGGTGTTAAGGCGTGGAAGTCTGACTTCATCGCTACACTGGTCGGCTAAGACCACAACGGGAGCTACGGCTCCCGTTTTTACTGAAGCCCATTCATTCAAGCTGGTTCGGGTGAGTGGGCTTCACTAAAGGAGATTCAAATGGCAGAGACTAAAGCAACAGCGAAAAAAGCTCCGGCTAAGAAAGCTACGGCTAAGAAGCCCACAGGATTAGTTAAGATGGTGCATGAGGATGGACGCAAAGCAGACGTACATCCAAGCATGGTCGACGCATACCGTTCAGGCGGTTATAGAGAGGCTTAAATCATGGCACTGGTTGTTGAAGATGGTTCTGTTGTAGCGGGTGCAAATACCTACGTTACACTGGCTGAGTTCAAGGCATGGGCTGATGATCGCGACATTACCTACGGGACAGATGCGGCGGTCACGGCACAAATCTATCGTGCCATGGACTATTTCGAGCGTTTGCAGTTCATCGGTAACAAAGCGAACGAAAATCAGCCGCTTCAATGGCCGCGCACTGAAGCCTTGATCGATGGGTACTACGCAGACGCGACAGAAATCCCTACTCCGGTCAAAACAGCTCTATACGAGGCTATCGTAGTAGAGGCCGCAGGAAACAGTGAGCTAGAGGTTCAAGATCGCAAGACGATCCGCGAAAAGATCGGTGATATCGAGGTGCAGTACGCTGATAACAGCGAGAATAGGAAGATCACTCCTGCATTGCAGTATGCGCTCAACAAGATCGTACAGCCGGCTTTACAGGTATTGCGCGTATGAGCTTCAACTACACCGGACTGAAAAGCTCTGCTACGGCCTTGCTAACTAAGTTCGGTCGTCAGTTAACATTCACTCGCACCACTAAAGGCGCGTATTCGGCCGCAACAGGTAAGACATCAGATACGACAGCTACATTCGACAAGTATTGTTGCGTATTCGATTACTCTGCCAAAGAAATCAACAACAGCACTATCCAGCAAGGCGATCGGCGCATTCTCTCGGAATCGCATGAGTATGAATTGAATGATTCGGTTAGCCTCGATGGAAAAGTCTATCGAGTTATCAGTATCTCGGAAAATAAACCATCAGGGACGCTTATGAGCGTTGATCTTCAGGTCAGAGCATGAGCGTTGAGAAAGATTTGATCCGCACATCGATCAACTTTGCTGGCTACCATGAAAAGGTAATTCGTGGAACTTTATTGAGCTTTACTGGCAGAGTCATTAAAGAGACTCCTGTTGATACAGGGCGTTTGCGTGGAAACTGGCAATCATCTTTGAATGTACCAGAACAAAATCAGTTACAGATTGAAGATCGTTCCGGCGGAAATGCGATAGCATCTGCAAAGTCAGCAACTGAAAGACTAGAAATTGGAGACATATTCTGGTTCACGAATAACTTGCCTTATGCTAGACGTATCGAGGAAGGATATTCTCAGCAAGCACCACAAGGGATGCTACGCCGTAATTTTGCGTTATTAGCGAGTAAGTTCCGATGAGCACCATATTCAACGATATACAGGCCGCTTTGGATACTCGATTGGTGTCGATGTCCGGTGGATATGCGATCGCTTTCCCTAATATCCCATATGAGCCAGAAGCCGGCACAACATATTTGAGGCCTACATTCCTTCCGGCTGATACAAATCAGGCCGCATTAGGTGATAACGGAAAGGATATAACAGTCGGCATATATCAGGTTGATGTATTCAATCCGGCTGGTTCTGGCAGGACGTCCATCCCAGATACTATTGCGGATCACTTCAAGCGAGGCACTAATCTGGCTTATAATGGCATAACATTGCGGGTGCAGTCGGTTTCGATTCTACCTGCTACGATTGATGGCTCATGGCAGATTGTGCCGGTATCCATCAGCTTTTACACATATACTGACGCGAGGTAACGCAAAATGGCTATCGCAAACGGCGCACAACACTCACTGCATTACATCGCAGAGAGTACGTATGGAACCACTCCGGCAACTCCAACTTGGACACCATTGCCGCATACAGGCACAACTCTGGCACTGTCGAAAGACGGTATTGAGTCTGAAAAACTCAGAGGAGATCGCCAGATTGAAGATTTCCGGCATGGCAATAAGTCTATCGGCGGTGAAGTCAGTGCAGAAATGGAATATGGAGCATTTGACGATATCTTAGAGGCTGTCATGTGCGGCACATGGTCGACAAACGTATTGAAATCTGGCACAACTCGTCGCTCATTCACGTTAGAGCGCAAGTTTGCTGACTTGGCTACGCCAGAGTTTCATCGTTATACCGGCGTTGAGTTCAATAGCCTTGCTCTTTCGATCGCTCCTAATGCCATGGTCAGTGCTACATTCTCTGTTGTCGGCAAAGATATCGCTTTAGCGACAGCAGAAGTGGCCTCTTCTACTTACTCAGCAGATGTCGGCAACACTCCATTCGATTCGTTCACTGGATCAATCACAGAAGGCGGCTCATCGATCGCGACAGTGACCAGCTTAGATATCACGATAGAGAATGGATTAGAGCCTTTGTTCTCTGTTGGATCGGACACTACGAATCGTCCATCGATCGGCAAATCTCGAGTCACAGGAAGCCTGACTACATATTTCGACAGTAAGGCTCTATACGAGAAGTTCATCAACGAGACTGCATCTGAAATCGTCTGCACTCTGACTGATACAGCAGGGAATGACATCCAGATCGACATCCCTAACGTCAAGTACAACTCAGGACAGCCGGATGTATCTGGCGAAGGAGCTGTGACAGTCGCAATGGATTTCGTTGCTCTGTACAGCTCTAGTGATGCTTCTCAGCTAGTTATTACTCGCACAGCGGCATAAAGAAAAAGGAACCAGCAAAAAATGGATATCAATAAGTTACAA